AGCACTTGTTCGTAATATGGACGCATCTAAGCAAAAATGGGCTCGTATCAAGAACAACAAACATGAATATGAGGAGCAACTTCAAAAGGAGAATGAAGCATTATACTTTAACTACCCATCTCTTTTTCAAATGCATGCAGAAGATCGATTAGATGGAACCTTTTTTGAAATGCTTGCTTTAAAAAGAAAAATTGAAAAAGGTGAAATTACTCCGGAACAGGCGACTCAGATTGTAGGTCGTAAGCTACATCAACGGTACATTCCTGAACAGTCTCAGGAAACTCAGGCTCCAACATTGACGTATGAGGAATACTATAGGCAGACTCACTAGAGTTCCATACTTCATAGTCCTCTGTGCTTTTGCAGATCATAAAGAAGTACTTGTGAAGTTCATCCCAGCTACAATCTTTCATAGCATAACACTTGATTCGACTTAATTCAAGTGCATCTAGATTACTACATAGTTGCTCTTTTGACATACTATTTTCCAATACAAAGAAGTCGTTTTTCGGGTTTGTATAGAGTTCTCTCAGGGAATCTACACAATCAACGAGCGTCTTATATCCCAAAATACAATACTGTTTTGTGTGATCAAAGTTCAAAACTGAGTTACAGAACTTTCCATTAAATTCAGGGCGTTTCCAAATAGGACGTGTCCACCAACCATATTCTGGAAGCTCATATACATCTAACTTTCTCATATGATCATCTAATTTATACTGTTGATAGGCTTGAGGAACAATAAATTGAGGACCCAAACGATTGATCTCTGAATTGCGAATCAATGAAAAGTTATTCCATCCATCGTTCATGTACTGAATGTATGCGAGCTTGTGAACTCGTGCAACCTTTGTATTAACTACAGTTCTCATAATTAACTCTTGATCATCGCAAATTGGAAGATATTCAGAATAGTTTCCAATTTCATTCAAGACTGATCGTTTCCAAATACGAGGATGGTTTGGAAGACCTACAATGTGGCTCATTGAAATGTTGTTCAGATTAGGAGATGAAATGACATTAATCCAAATATCTTGATACTTTTGACAATAATATCCAGCATATCCAAGACCAAAATGATCACCATAAGAGTGTCTATTTCGGTTCTCATATAAATGTGCACCATCCATATAGACAAATCCAACTTCGGGATCTGTTTCAAATGCCTTCACTGCATCTCCTAAACATTCTGGAAGAATTTCATCATCATGATCTAATTCTAAAACATACTTTCCTCTACACATGGAAGCCACTTCATTTTTCACATTACCAATGTTTCCACTATTTACAGCTCTGCGATACAAGCGAACACGAGGGTCATTACCTACCAACTCTTTCAAGAAAGCAAAGTGTTTTTCATCAGGCGAGTCATCTAAAACAACCCATTCCCAATCACGCATCGTCTGTTGTTTCAAACTTTCGTAAGGACGAAGAAACTTATGATAGGAATTGTAACAGGTTGTAAATGCAGAGAAGACAGGACGTGTCATTTCATGAGGAATCACAACGTTATGAATATAACAGTAGTTCACACCGCGATTAAAAGCATCAATATCCTCAATTGTTTTGAAATGAATCCATCGTAATCGCATACGATTGACAAGGTGATTCATTGATGCATAGTATTCTTGTTCAGATTCACCATAGGTTACCAAAATATGATAATTGCAATCAAACATTTTTAAAATATCTTTTGGATCTGAAGTAAAATTCAAGTTACAATTTAGTTTTTCTTCATTTGCACTGAGAAATGTGTCGATTGCGGCATACTTCTCATGTCTAAAAAAAAGGATATTTGGGTATTTCATTACGTATTCACTCTTGTTTCTGTTTAACTTCTTATGCTTTCAATTCTGTACGAAGATCCATTAACATCGTTCCTAGAACATTCTTACCAGGCCATTTAGAAGGATCCTTTGCTTTAGCTGTTTCTGCAGAAGTTCCAATTGACCAATACTTATCACGGGCAGATGCTTCACCAATTTGTCGAGTTCCAGTCTCTAATAGTTTAGTTTTGAGATCTGGATGTTGAATAAACTTGGCTTTCAAAGCAGTTCGCATAATACCATCTTTGGTCTTATCCCATTCTTCCTTAACAAAGTCCTTGACCTTCTTACCTAATGCTTTAACAGCTTTGGTAGAAGGTGTTTTCAATATCTTATCTGCTGCTGCTCCATCTCCAAATTGTTTTGCTTTTGACCATTGGAAGTAATGTTCAACCGTTGGAAATGTAATTGAATCCACTTGGAAAGGTGCTTCGTGCATATTGGATAATACACGCCATTCACCCTTACCTTCATCTGCTCCAAAGAACAACACTGGTTCCTCACCAGGTTCTACAACTTTTTTAACAATCTTCTTTTTTGCGGGTGGTTTCTTCTCTATTACCTGTTCACTTCGGTCATCTTTGAGTGGCTCTGCTGGCTCAGGTTCAGCAACAGGAATTTCAACCTCTTGCTTTTCAGTTAATTTAGGTTTCTTGGATCTCTCAAACACAAAGCTTCGATGTAAGAAACTGAATGCTTGATGTTCTTGAGTCAGTAAAATGTTGTTCTGACCTGAATAATGATCACTGAAGAGTGTAGTTGAGACCAAGTCATATCCATGTTCTTTTAGAACTTCAGTAATCTTCTCAAACGGCACCAAGTATTCCTTCTGTGGTTGCTCAAAGCTTTCCAGATGAACTGAAATCGCATTTCCAAAGGTTTCAACCCATCCTTGTCCATCGTCATATTCTTTGACAAACTCTCCAAACACTTGAGTTCCTGAACGAAATCGATGACTCTTCTTTCCAAGCATCAATGAATACACTGAACCTCCATCCAAACACGTTACAAAGAATAATCCTTTACCATGATTTTCAAGATTGGTTGCAAATTCCTTAAAGGATTCATCTGATTCGCACGCATAGTGAATTGCCATTTGACAAGAGATTGTATCAAACTCAGTCTTTCCTGCAAAGGTCTCAAGATAAGGTGTTGAAGCAGGCTCAGCTCCAGATACAATGTTCGCATACTTACCGTCTCCTTCAAACAGAGGCTTGGTCATGTCTCCGCATATAAACAACACTGGAGGAAGGTAATCAGTTGGGTGATTTGCCTTCTCTTTCAAATAGCGAACGCATGCTCCTTGACGAGGAGATGTGATACAGGACATAGATGAATCAATGCCCACAACTCGTGAAGGTTTAGTACGCTTCCACTTGAGAAGATCTCCTGCTCGTCCAACAGCCAACTCTAGCAATGAATCTCCTTGTTTGATACAAGACTTATAGAGTTCATCTTTGATTCGATTGTGAAAGCTGTAGACATCACGAAGAATTCTATCTCGTGCGTCCAAGTTGTCTCGGTAATACAAGTCATCTTCAAAAGTAGCATCTGGAGGAGAATCTACCAAGTTTCGAATCATTTCATCCGTGATCGGTACATGAATGTTAGTCCAAATTGAATCGGCAACTGCAATATCATTTCCAAACTGAGGGCGTCTCAGAACACGATACTGGTGAGTTTTATCGTATCGAGTTCGCATAATGTTCCATCGTCCAGCATCTGTGTTGTAAGAGCATTCAATAATAGTATCGTTCTCAACACGATTTCCTTCCATATCTACTGGAATTCCGCGATCATTCAGAGGAAGACTGATGATGTGAGCTTCAGGTGCTCGTGGAACTGAAGGTTGAAACGGAGAAGGAATACGATCACGGCTTTCAGCTTCAACTCGTTCCTCTGGTGAAACTACAGGAGGAGCATATTCACCTGTCATCGTCTCACAAGGATACACTATATCTCCAGGAGTTCTTGAGATATACAATGTTCCTTTAACAACTCGTTTACCTAATCCTGTATCAAAGCTCTCACCATTCTTGAACCTTACAAGAAAGTCAATACTATTGTGAGAAGCAGGTTTCCATTTGTAGACAGTTGTCCATGTTTTACCTTTACGTTCATTATTAGGTCCAACTGGAGAGGAACGAGGTGTAAACACTAAACCATCAGTAGGATATTCAAACTTAGTATCTAAAATCTTACGAATGGCTTCTTGCATTGCAGGTCCATCTCCTGCAAGAAACATCTTAGTAACGATGCGTAAAGGTTTGCCTCCTGGACTTGAAGTGAAGTCCTTTGAGAGATCTGCTACGAAGGAACGAGCACATCCTAAACGAGACTTATTCATGTCCTCCTCAGATACGAAG